TCTTCCTCCTCATCCAACTCAGGTTCCCAACACTTGTCCTCGCCATTTACATAACGGCCCTCGAACATCATGCCCTCGTCCTGATAGTCAGCGTCAACAGACAAACCCATCTCAACCAACTTATCCCAAACAGGAATAGGCGGGGACCACGCAGTCCAACAGTTGAACACAAACGAGGCGTTCATGTTTGCAGGGTCAGTGTCTTCATCATCGTGGATCGTCAACGGCTGCGTGGTATCAACGTCAACGACATCCCACTTGGTCCCCCAGTTCTTAACACGCCAGTCATACCAACCCTCGACCTCGTAACCTCCCCATTTGGTTTTCGGGGCAAGCCACTGCTCGAACGGCATCGGACAAACCAACTGACAAAACTCTGGGTCAGCCTTGGTTAGATGATCATACAGTTCTTTGACCAAGAACCTTGGACCATGGATCTCTACTTGCTGATAACAATGATTAGGCATTTCATTTCCTTTCGTAATTGTTGAGTGGTTGTAGATTAGTTGAGGTGGGGCAGACTGTCAACAAAAAAGTATGATTACGTTATATACGGTATTTTTCCAGATTTTTTGAAAAAAAAAAAAATTGAAACGAAAATCGTGTAATCAGCGTAAACGGCGTAATCAAGCCCTTATTTATATAGCTGCGTATGATTACACTTGATTACAAAAGGGGGGTAAATGATTACACTTCGATGCCCTTGTTCCGACAATATGTTTGCAGTATACTTACAACTACCTAGAAAAACACTGTAAACAACGTAATCAGGTGTAATCATTATGGCTTCCAAAAAACAAGAGATCGAAGAAGAATTTGGTAGGCAGTTGACCAACCGACAGATGACCTTTGCACAGAAGATTGTCGAGGGTATCTATTCGAATGCGGAGTGTGCCAGACTGGCGGGATATGCACAGGACCTTGCGGGTAAACAGGCATCTGTTCTGCTAAACGGCAGAGACTATCCGCATGTTGTGGAATACATCCAAGAGTTACGACAGGAACGAGAGCGGCGGTATGGTGTGTCAACCATCGGTCAGCTTGAAAGACTGCATCAGTTATCGCGCGGAGCCGAGGAGGCAGGGCAATTCTCTGCCGCAATCAACGCTGAAAAGATACGGTCAGCCCTCGGTGGTTTGACTATCGATAGACGCGAGACGATTAATACGATAGACCAACTATCAAGAGATGAAATCACGGCGCGACTTGCTGCACTACAGAAACAATATCCGCAAGCGTTCCAGATTGAGGGCAGCTATAAGGATATAACAGATGAGCAGGGGACCAGAGGCGAACTTCTGGAATCAGATACGCCAGAACTTACCGAAGAAGTGCTTCGCAACGAGGATTGAGAACAAGCACGGCGGAGGTGTACCCGATGTCCATATGGTATGGGATGGCCTACCCTTTTGGATGGAATTGAAAGTAGCTAAAAGTAACGCGATCAAAGTGTCGCCCCATCAAGTCGCTTGGAATATGGCATATTTTGCCAGAGGTGGGGCCAATTTCTTCTTGGTAAAGGACCTCTCAAAGAAGGATATAGTTTTATTTGGAGGGGATCAGGGGCCTGATTTGATCAAGGGCGGTATGTCTGCGGCCCAAGGTGCGAGGTTCGAGGACCCTGCGTCTTTATTCTGCGCCCTGCGGCCTCGTTTGGAGGCTATATACTCTGCGGCCCTGCGGCCCTGCGACCCTGCGGCCTCGTAGTTTTATCTTATCCGGTCATGTGCCAGGGGACAAGGCGAAAGAAAAGAGGGCCGTGGCCCTCTGTCCTTAGTGTTCGACGATTGCAATCGACTTGGCTTTACTGGATCCCTTGCACAATTTGCATGCGGTACACTGGACGCGCCGCCCTGCCTCTTTTGATGCGGGGCATAGTGCTTCGTTGTTATGGTCCAAGTGTCCAAGGTCTGCGATCACTCGGAAAGTGCGGCGTCCCGCTTTCCAGTGCATCACGGCCTCGTGATAATCGTCTGCGGATTGCATCGCGATATCGGGTCGCCATGGTTTCTGGTGGCTGTAAGCTGTCCAAGTTTCACATTCGGCTAGCAACTCATCCCAAACTTCGGACGGTACTGCGGCGGGATCCCCGTACGTTCCGACGCGTACGAAACGACCACGGCCCATGGTGCGCGGGTCGCCCTCTTTATATACGCCGCGCAAGAATGATTTAAATACAATCAAAACGCCCTGCCCTAGGTTAACGTAACACTTGCGGCCCTTGGCAATCTTGCGGTTTGGATCCGTGGTAACTTCGCCGCGCATTGGGCAGTTGCCACAAATAGAATAATCTGCGCCAGTCTTGCTAGCTTCAAGCGGGTTGATGTCGCTGCGCAATATGTAGGTTTGCACAACGTGGCCCGTCTTTGTGTTGCGGTTTGAATACGTGGCAATAACCACGATTGGTTGACCATCCAATAAGCTAGGCCCGTTGTAGATGATAGCTGATTTCATAGTGTAATCCTTTCTAGTTAACGGTTTGATTGTACGCCAGGAACAACCAAAGAACAAGTAAAAAGTTTTCTAAACTCTGCGGCCCTGCGGCCCTGCGGTTTTCTTTTCTGCGGCCCTGCGGCCCTGCGGCCTCGCCGCTCTATATTAAAGAGGGGGCCGCGTGGCCCCCTGGTTCATGGTGCGGTGATCACATCCTGGTCGATCAGTTCCTGTGCCATCCTGCCGAAGGATCCTTGGAGGGACCAGGCTAGGCCGGTGTCCACCAGGTATTGCCAGGCTTCGATCTGTGTTTCCTGGTCGGTGTCAATCTCGCCTTCGGCAATTAGGACTGCGTTGATTGGTGTCATTTCCATATGTAAATCGGGGGACCTTTCGATCCCCCGCCTCCCTTATACGCGCTCTAGCATGTTTTCAAATTCGCGCTTCGCTTCTTCGACAGTTGCGCGGCGCAGTGCTTTCAACTTGGATGCAAGACCTTTTGCTTTCCAGTTGTTGGACGTGTCGTCACTGATCAACTCATCCAATGCCTCGATCAATTCGCTGATCTCACCAAGATCCACATCGATCTTGACCTGCATTGTGTTTTCTAGAACGTATGATTTTTGCATTTTAAACTCCTTGCGTAATCATTAACGAAGCACCATTGCTTCTGACACCTTGATAGCATGGATCCGACAACCAGACAACAACCAATCGACAAAAGTGACGTAACGTAACGAACTCAACTTCTGCGTGTGCCCTGCGGCCCTGCCGCCCTGCGGGTTGACAAAAAACCCTGCGGCCTTGCAGCCGCAGGGGATCAACGAAAGGAGTGCCCATTACCCCGGGCCAGGGGTTCTTTAGTGTTTACCTGGTATGATCTGTTTCAACACGGGTTCATAAACATGAACGTCCCACCCGCCGTCTACTAGCTCGGCTATGTATTCGTCTACTTCGTCTCTCGTTAGTCCGCATATTGTATAGGTTGAGCCGCTCTGAACAAAGCCGTCTGACGTTCCGACCAGTGTCCAGTGCGCTTCAGTTATTGGATCACGCTGCATGTTCTTTCCTTTCGTATAGAAAAGCCCCCACCGCGTAGACCTCATATATCGGAGCGGTGGGGGCGGGGTTTGATTAACCGATAACAGGTGCGCCGTACTCATCCATCCATTCTGGATCCGCGTCGATCAGTGCGCCGTTGCGTGTGACTTCACGGGCATAGGTATCACCCATCTCATATGATCCATCGGGCATGTGGGGCGATGTTGCTGCTACAAACCAACGGGCATACGGATCATCGCGTTCTGCGCTGGAATGCTTGTAAGTCTTTAGGACTTTCCATGTCCACCCATATGGGCTGGTATATACCGCGTATGGTTGGTCTGCTTTACGTGTTTTTCCGAATGTAGTTCTAGGCATGTTCTTTCCTTTCTAATTGAACAAGTTGAGTGTAGCCCGATTGTTGTCGGGCTACAAGTGTTTTCTTATGCTAGCTTATCAAATTCTTCGATAAGTTGATCATACATTTTCGCGGCTTCTTCATTACGTCCCGCGTTTAGCATCATGAACATGAACTCTAGTTTGAACTTCAATTTGTTACCTAGTGTGTGCTTCGTGTTCTCGACTGCTTCGTTATATGTTTCAGTTTTCATTGTCTTTCCTTTCGTAGTGGGTGGGGGCCGAAGCCCCCTGTTGATTAAACGAGTGTGAACTTTTTCACTTGTGTCTGGGTTGCGTATTTCTGCCAGACTGTGGGGCGGTTTTCTTTCCACCATGCTAGTGATGGGGCTTGCATGCGGACTGTGTATGTCCATGTTGCCCAGCCGTTCATGATCGCTTCGTCGCGTAGTGTGTTGCGCTGTGCTGTTAGCTCTTTAATCTGAGCTTCGAGTGTGGCGATCTGGCCTAGTGTTTGTTCTTTGTTCATCATGTTTCCTTTCGTAATGTTGAACTGTAACGCTTGTTACAAGTAACAAGGTAATGATATTTTCGACAATGTCAACAACCAAACAACAATAAAACGACAATTAATCAAATTATTTTACGCTGCAATGCAGCATGATCCTAATCCCGCGCGGGGGTTACTCTGGCGCATTGTGCCCGATATCGCGCCAATCGCGCGGGGGCACCCCCCTATATTTGGGGGCGGTGCGCGTTCACACGCGCTGTATATATTAGTTTTGTAAATTCATTCGGGGGTAATTCCATTGGGCAACAAGCAGGCAACAACTAGGTTCCCTAGCCCCTCAAAAAATCGCGGGTGTATTTTCATTTGGGTTTATTGTATGGTTGTTTAAAAGATTCACGGAGCAAGGACATGGATCCATTAACCCAGTTAGGGTTTTTACCTGGCGAGTATGAGATTCGAACCAAGGGCCAGCAGCTAATAAACTTGTTGAGTGCGATAGATCCTGCGCAGGGTATTATGCGTGGTATGGCGGCAAGTGGTCGTGCGTTTGATCCGGCTCGGTCTTTTGAGGAGCGGAAGGCGGCGGGTATTGAGGCTGCGTTGGAGACGGCTGTTCCTGTTGGGATGCTGGGCATTGGGGCGTTGGCGAAGCAGCCAGCGAAGGCTGCGTTGATGGATATGTTGACGTTGACGGGTGCGCCTGACGCCGTGGTCCGTGAACCTGGGGCCGTTGCTCGTGGTGGTGAGCCTTTAGATCCGAGTCGTCGTAAGTTCATGGCTGGATTGGCGAGTTTGCCTGTTGCTGCGTCTGTTGCGCCTGATATTTTATCGGAGTTGGGGACTAAGGCGGCGAAGGTTGCGTCGAGGGGTTCTGTTAATGCTTTGGATAGTGCGTTAGCGAATGTGCGGATTATGCGTAGGGAGTTGGATGAGTTATCGGAGTTGAAGGATGATATTCAGTATGGTGAGCCAGATGAGTTCCGGAACTTGCCGTCGAGTAATCGTTTGTTGATTCAGACGACTGAAGAGAACATCAAGCGGAAGAACGACATTGATGAGGCTATACGAAGCCTTGATCAGGATATGCGGTACAATGATTTAGAGCGTCGAGACTATGTTCATGAGGCTTTGGATTATTTGATGGATGATCCGACGCTTATTAAGGGTGCAAGTAACGATACTCTTGAGGACTTGGTTTATGAGATCGATGATGATTTTAGTATACAGGTTCGGATGGAGGAGCCTGAGTTCCAGTTAGTTTTGGATGAGGCCAAGGCTCGTGGTTTGCATTTAATGAAAACAGAGGAAGGTGTGGATGCGTATCCGTATCTTGCGAGTATAATAGAGGATTTTAGTAGATAATGTCCGAGAACAATCGTCATAGACGGGTAGCTGCGCAGATGGCGGAGCGGTATGGTGTAGATCCAGAGGTATTTTCGCGATTGGTTGCGAAGGAGAGCGGCTGGGATCCTAATGCGCGGGGTGCGGCAGGCGAGATTGGATATACGCAGGTTATGGCTGAGACGGCATTGAACCCTGGATTGGGTGTTACGCCGTTGAAGGACCGGAGTGATCCTGTTGATAACTTGCGTTTTGGTGCCGAGTACCTTGGCGCGTTGGTTCAGTATTACGATGGTGATTATAATAAGGCGTTGATGGCGTACAATGGTGGTTTGGGGAACGTGAACAAAGGCACGGTGTCCGATGCTGCGAAGGGTTATGCTGCGGATTTGATGGGTGGCAAGGAGATTAAGTCGGCTCCTGGTCCTCGGACCTCGAACCCTGCACAGGTTGAGGATGTTGCTGGTCAGAAGGCTATTTCTGATGGTATTGCTTCGTTGTTTGGGGGTCGTCAGTTACGGGCACCAGTGAACAAGCCGCCGAGTGGTCGTTATGGTTCGGGTAGTAAGATGAGTCCATTGAGTCAGATGGGGATACCAGGGATTGACATGATTGCGAAGTATTCTACTCCAGGGCGTAGTTAATGGATTATTCGACGGCGACTTTGGAAGATTCGTTGGAGATTACGCATGTATGGCGTACTTGCATACGGGAGAGTTCTCAGTCGTTTGCTGATTTTGACTGGGACAAGGCTCATGATCGGGTTGTTTGGTGGATAGAGTCGGGTGACTGGGAGATCTTCTTGGCGAAAGAGGGTATGCAGGTTCGTGGGGTATTGATTGGTGGTGTTACGACGTACCCGTATTCTAACACGCTTATTGCTGGTGATTATTTGTGGTATATTATGCCAGGACACAGGGGTGGGATGACAGGAGTACGTTTAATGCGTATGATGGAAAAGTGGGCCAAGGGTCGCGGAGCGGTTGTACAGGAGACTGGCGCGACATCTGGCATAGAGAATAGGGCTGCTGGATTGATGGAGCGGTTAGGGTTTTCACCTGTGGGCATGTTGATGCGGAAAGGTTTGTGAGATGGGCAGTTTTTGTGATGCGGTAAGTGATTTTTTCAGCGGCGGTAGTTCTTCTAGCTCATCGTCTAGTTCTTCTTCTAGCAGTAGTTCTAGCTCCTCCTCTTCAAGCGGCACCACGGTTGGTCAGGTTTCGGCTACGGGTCAGTATGCGGGTGACGGGTTTCAGTTTGTTAAGAATGAGGGCGGTTATTTAACGCGGACGTATACGGGTGCGGGGAAAGACAACGGTCTTGGTACGGAGGTTTTTCATGCGCCGACATCTGGTGATAATAATGTAAAAGAAGCGGTTGCGTTGATATCGTTGAACGAGGGCAGTGAGTTTGCGGGAACTGCGGCGTCTGCAACGGACGGCAACATTTTAAATTTGATTACTGAGGGTAGTACTGGTGCTAGCGGCAGTTTTGCCGAGCAGTCTGGTGTAACCGATTATGTGCCTACAATTACGTATAGCGACTACGTTCAGGCAAATTCTACTGGGACTACTCAAAATCTTGACGATTTAAATTTTAGTGATGCGTTTGCGAAGTCTCGTGCGTCGGGAGTGGATACGTTTGAGTGGCAGGGAGGTACGTACACC